CGCACGCAACCTGAAGCGCGGCAAGGACGGCAAGTACCTGGTGGCTCCAATCGTGGAAGAACACCTCGAGCGGCAGAAGCGCAACACCAGAAAGAAGGCGTCACGCGGCGACCTTGAGGCACCGACCACATGGGCAGATCAACTCAAAGCAACCCAGGTTGAAAAGCTTGAAGTGCAGATTGCCGAATTGCGCGGCGAACTGGTCAGCAAGGACGAGGTAAAAGCGACGTTGGCAGAACACGCGGCTGCGGTTCGTGGCGCTCTTGATAACTGGGTGCAATACATCGCAGCAGAAAAGCGCGACCCCGATCTGCTGGAATGGGCAGAGCAGGCGCGTGACCGTGCGCTGAATGGCATAGAGGCCGAAATCTGATGCAACCTGAGTTCGCCACATTCCTGCGCGCCCAGTACACCGTACACCCCCGCGAAAGTATAGCGGACTGGGCAGCGCGTGAGATCGACTTCAGCCGCGCGCCGAATTACGACACGCCGATACACGCCCCCTTTGACCCCGGCTTTGCGCCGTACATGATCCAGGTGCTTGAATGGCTGCAAGACTACACGACGCGGGAAATCTGGATACGCAAGTGCTCGCGGGCGGCAGCGACCGAGTACGTGCTGGCATGGTTGCGGTGGGTTGTGGCCGTTGCGCCTGCTCCGACGTACTACCTGACCGCCGATGAATTGACGGTAAAGCGCTTCATGGAATCCCGCATCAAGCGCGGTATGCGGACATGCCCGCCAGCCAACGCGAAGTACAAGCTGGCGAAAAAGACCGAGTTTGACGTCCGCTACCCCGACCAAGACTTTCGTGCAGCATTCCCTAACGCAAAGGGCGCATTTAAGCAGGACGGCTGGAAAAACATCGTTGCAGATGAGTTTCCGACATGGAAAGGGTTTGCCGCTGACATGCTGCGCAAGCGTGCCGGCACATACGCATTCCATAAGATCGTGGGGCTTGGCTCGCCCGATCCGGTAGGGCGCCACCCCGACGGCGACCCCGTGATTCTGGAATATGACGCAACCGACCGCTGTAAATGGATGATGCCAGACCCCAAGACCGGCAACCTGTTTGCGTGGGACTTTGGCGGGGCACGCCACTCGCACGGGCTCAAGTGGCCCGATGACGCACGCGACGCCGAAAGCGGGGCATGGGATCTTGAGCGGGTGCGTAATGAGGCCTACTACATCACACCGGACGGAACGCGGATAGAGAACAGCGAGCGCACCGAGATCAATAAGCTTGGCCGATGGGTGGCAGAAAACGGCAGCGCACCCACTCACATACATGGCATCTGGATTGTTGGTCCGATGGTCCCCTTTGCTGATGGCGACTTCGGGATTCTGGCGTATCGCTTCCTGGAGGCAAAGCGGCGCGGGCTTGATGCGCTCAAGGCGTATTTCTTTGAGAACTGGGCAGACGTTGGCGATATGCCGAACAGCGCAGAAGCGGGCGACATTGCACTAAAGGCGCGTGAACTCAACTATGGGCGGGGCGGTAAGTTCTGGGAAGCGAAAGACCCCGAAGGCGAGTTGATAATTGAGTTGCCGGAAAACTCCCCCAAAGGATTGATTCTGACTGTTGACGTGCAGAAGTATCATCTGTGGTGGGTTGCGCGCTGGTGGGGCGTGGTTGGTGAACGGGTTGAAAGCGGGCTCGAAGAGTGGGGCAACCTTGCGACGTTCGCAGACCTCGGGGCGCTTGTTGAGCGTATCCAGCCATCAGCGGCGGGCATTGACATAGGCTATGCCGAGCGGTACGGGGAAGTTGCTGACTTCTGCGCGGCGGTTGGTTGCTATGCCCTCAAAGGCGAGGACAACATGAAAACCGACCTGTATCTGCGGGACGACATGAACCCCACCGAGGGGCGCAAAGCCAAGGGGCGCAGTGATGAGCGGTTTAATATGCTGACCTGGAACACGGACATAATGCGGTCAAAGCTGCTTGCCGCAATACGCGGTGAAACCCCGTGGGGTTGGCATATCCCGCGCATGCCGGGGCGTGAGTACGTGCGGCAGGTGATGAGCACGCACAAGGTGAATGGCGTTTGGGAAACCAAGAAAGGACACCCGCAAGATCATATGTTTGATTGCGAGGCCATGCAGTTGGCGCTTGCAAGGTACGATTCACTGATTCAGTAAGGGGCAGACAATGGCAAACGACTTCCCGCGAGCAAACTATGGACCAAACGAAGAACCGCGCAAATGTTACTGCGGCCACACCAACAGCCGCGTGCGATGGACAGAGACAGACGACGGCACCAAGTACAGGCACCGCGTCTGCTGCGAATGCGGCGAACCATTCACGACCACCGAGAGGAAGCTGGAATAAACCCTTGCGCAATAGACCGGCATTCGCTAGAGTTCTTGCAGTTGAAAGGCATGTGGCAATGCAAAACACAAACACAATCGAACCCGTAAGCGGCCCGAGAGGGCAAGGTGTGACGCCACATCCACCTCAACACGCTTGCGGGTTTTTTCATGGAGGGCAGACGGATGACGAACCAGACAACATCACTGACGGTCAGCGAGTCAATTGACGCGTTCCGCGATGCGTTTCAAAAGGGGATTGATAGTATTGTTGAAGCATCCAGAATCTATGTCGCGGCTATCGACGAGAACCCGCGCAACGCTGACGCATTCCAAGATGCGTTTGCCGATTCAATACCATCCAGTGCGTGGAGCGGGTTTGAGGCGGTAGGCCGCAAATGGATGCACCCCAAGCTGCTGATGGGCGGCATGTCAGACAGGAAGAAGGCTACCGCAGTCAAGCGGCTACCTTACAGTATGCAGGAGCGCATATTCTCACGCGAGCGATTTCCTTTCCTTTGTGCAGATGGAGAGACGCTGCAAATTGACATAATGGAAGCAACACACGACCAAATAGCACAGATATGCGACGGTTCCGCGATCCGCAATATAGCGTCGCAGCGAGCATATATAGAAGCGCAGCGAGCCGCAAGCGCAACAGAATCGACAGGCGCAGAGGTTATGCCGTACACCATCAAAGAGGGCAAGGTGCGATTCAGGCGAGGAGTGTCGCTGACTCGCGTCGAGATCAAGAGGCTACTGCAAGAGATGTAGAATGATGTATTTTTGCAAGCCAGAGTTTGGGACATGCGTACAAACGAACAGATACGAGATGGCAGAGAGGCGTCATATCACCATCTGCGGTAAGTCGTGGTATTCAAGGGAATACGAGTGCCCGGTTTGCCATCGAAGGTTTATCAGAAAGGTTGACGCGTGGTGGGCAGAGACAAGTCCTCTACGAAAATACAAACGGTGCAAAGCCTGCGAGGGCGTGGCGGTGGTCAGAGGAAGGAAGCCCCGAAAAGTAGCAAAAGGCTATAAGCATTGCAGGTATTGCCAAGAGACAAAAGTGTTGTGTTTGTTTCACAGAGACAGGTCTGCGCGCGACGGCAGGAGTGGGAGGTGCGTTGCGTGCGCAAAAGAAAAGCGCAAACGATATTACGCCGCACACAAAGACGCAGAGAAAAAATCAGCGGCAGCATGGGGGCGCAAGAACAGAGTGAAAAAAAACGAGGCTAATGTCAGATACAGAGAAAACGTTAAACCCCACCTCCCGACTAGATCCCCCAAAATCAAAGCAGATGCGCGGCAGTTCTTTGCTGCGATGGCTATGGCCGACGCAATCCGCAAACACTAGCGACCGCCGAACCCAATAGAACACAGACCGCGAAATGAGCCCCTCACGATTAAACCCGTGAGGGGCTTTTCTTGTACCGCAAGGGCGGACCATTGCAATTCTGTTCTAAAGCTGTAAGCGTATGGGCATGGCGAACACCAGCCAGCTTAAAAATGTGCTACAAGGTTACGTCGGGCAGATAGACAGTCCGCTTATTTCGGCGCGCGCCCAGATCGTGCTTGATCAGTACATTGACGCCGAAAATGCCTATTCCAACATCACCAAAAGCGCGGCATCGTCCTACAGCGACGCACGCGGCACCGTCAACAAGCGCGTGACCGATGAGGCGCGGGACAACAAAAACCGCTTGTGGACCGAGTTCGTTGACCTCTGCGCATCTGGCGGTGTCACTATTCCATCCGACAGCTCTATTTCCTACTGGGACATGAGCGGAAACGGGAGCGCATAATGGGCAGGAAGCTCGAGAAGTTCATCGCCAACGTCGCGCCGGGGCTCGCATTACGACGCGCTGTATCAAAGCACAATCTAGGCGTCGTCAACAACGCCGTCACGGGCGCATACAGCACCAGCGGCGGCGGATACCGTGGCGGGCACTTCGGGCGGTTGCGACCGGCACCAGGACGCAGCACGGCAAGCGAGGACTGCGCGGCGGGGTGGACCTACCCCAACATGATTGCAGCCGCGATGCAGCTTTACCGCGATGATCCCATGGCGAAAAGCGTGGTTGATGTGTGCTCAACCTACATGGGCGAATCGCGACCGACCGCAGCCACGACTGACACGGCTTGGAATGACCTTGCAACATCGTATTTCAATGACTTCTGGTGGCCGCAGGCAGACGCGCGCGGACGCTCTGGCGTGGACTACGGCGAATTGCAAATCCTATGGGACAAGTGGTGCTGGGTTGGCGGTGATATGCTGTTTTCGCCATTCAACGGGCAACTGCTGCCATACGAGGGCTTGCAGGTAGCCACCCCCGCCAAGCTGCGAGCCGACAAGCAGATTGTCAACGGCCTGCGCATCGAGAAGTCCGCACCGTGGCGTGTGTCCCACTATTACCTGATTGACCGCCCGCAGGGGCAGGCAGAGACGTTCAAGCGCATACGTCAGAGTGAGGCTATCTTTGCAGGTAGCCGCAACTGGCGCACGTCTATGCTGCGAAGCGTGCCAGACCTGCATAGCGTCATTGATGCCATGTATGACTACAACAAGACTAACGACAACGTACAGAAGCGCATAGAGTTTGAATCGCAGCTATTCACCATCGAAAAGAAGGGCGCGCTAGGCAACGTAGCCGGCAGTCGGTTCTTGAACAGCGACAGCACCACGGCCAAGCAAGTCGAGCACACAAAGGCCGACTGGGGAATGCGCGTGCGTGTCGATGGCGACCCTGACAAAGATTTTAAGTTTGCCGAAATGAAGAACCCCAGCGGCAACTACACGCAGGTGATGGAGCACATGGCGCGCTCTATCGCTGCTGGCACGGGCTTCCCCTATGAGATCGTCATGCACATCTACACCAGTGGATCATACACAGCCAATCGGGCCGCGCGCCTGGACTTCGCAAAGGCACTGATGAGTAGATGGGCGTGGCGGAATAAAGTTTTGAACCAGCGCGTGTGGAACTGGCGCATTGCCAAGGCCATTAAAGCGGGTGACTTGCCTCCAGCTCCCATTGATGAGCACACAGGGCTATCCCAATGGCACCGCGCAACATGGACCCTGCCGCACTTCCCGCACATCGACGAAGGCAAGGAAGTGGTGGCAGACATCAAGCAATGGGGATGCGGTCAAGAGTCTATCGCGGATTGGGCGCAGCAGAAGGGGCAGACCAGAAACCAGATGCTTGACGCTCACGATGCCGACATTCGCGAGATGCAAGCCCGCGCCGATTCGCTCAAGATACCGCTTGAGCAGTACATGGGGCAGCTATTCACGGCAAGCGCGGCACCCGACAACCCAACGAGAGAAAAGGAATAGAGGCAATGAAGCATGAAATCAGATTATACGGACCCATTGGCGGAATGTTTGGATACACCGCAGAAGAGATCCTTTCTCAAATCCCCGAGGATGCGCAAGAGGCTACTGTCCGCATCCACTCCCCCGGCGGAATTGTCGGAGAGGGAATTGCGATATATCACGCGCTCAAGGATCACCCGGCAAACATTACGACAGTTATAGACGGCGATGCTCATAGTATTGCGTCTATCGTGTTTCTGTCTGGTGATACCCGCCGCACATTCAAACCAAGCCGCATGCTTGTGCATGATCCGTGGGCTGGACCGATCATCGGAAATAGCCGCGAATTGCGGCAGGTTGCGGACAGGCTCGACGAAACAGGCGAGGCTATTGTTGACATCTACGAAACCGAGACAGGCCTTTCCCGTGATGCGCTGTTTGATCTTATGGAAGAGTCACGCTACATGCGCGGCGAAGAGATGAAGTCAAAGGGGTTTGCCACAGAGCTAACCCTGAATGAGAAAGCAGAAGTAGCGATTGCCGCAATGCTGAATGAGTCAGACATGGTGGCCGCACAAACCAAGGAGCAGGGAGTTATGAGCAAGCAACTCACACGCAAGGAAATCGAGGCGAAGCTGGCAGAAGTGTCGGCAGCGCACGAGACAGCCGTGGCAGAAATTGCCGCGCTGAAGGAATCGGCACCGTTGGAGCTTGAAGCCAAGAACGCCGAGCACGAGGCCGCGATTCTGGCCAAGGATGAAGAGATCAGCGCCGCCAAGACGGAAGCCGCTGAAGCCGCCGCCAAGGTCGAAGAGATCAGCGCCAAGGTTGACGAGTTGACCGCCGCCGCTGAAGTAGCCGCCGAAGAACTGGCAACCGTCAAGGCTGAAGCCGAAACGCAAGGCGCAGAGCTGGCCAAGGCTCAGGCCGCGCTCAAGAACCCCGCCGTAGCCGATGCGGTTATGGGAGAGGCGCAGGAAGCCGCGCAGACGCAGATTGACGCTGAAGCCGACGCAGCCGAGAAGGCCGCGCAGGAGGCCGAAGAATCAGGCGAGCCGAAGAATATCCTGGAGCAATACGAAGCGATGGCTCCCGGCGAGGACCGCGTGAAGTTCTGGAATGAAAACAAGCGCGCTATTCTGGCGTGCGAACCCGAAGAGCAGGAGGACAAGTAATCATGCGTAAACTTACATCCATCATCATCGGCGCGGCACTGCTTTGCGGCATTGCTCACGCCCAGTCATTCACGGACCTGTCAGCCAAAGAGTACGGCGGCAAGACCGGTATCAAGAAAGCCCACGCGGCGATTGATGCCAACTTTGCGACCATCGAGGCAGGCACAGCACCCGGCGCAACGGCTTTGAGCGTGACCAATGCGCAGGCCGTAACGGTTGCCGCTGCGACCTACATCATCAGCGGTATCGGCGGGGCTGACAACACGACCAACACGGTCACGCTTGTCGCTCCTACGGTTGCTGGGCAGAAAGTCACCTTTATCGCCGCTACAGCCACAAGTAATCTCATCGCGATTGCGGACAGCGGCACCGTGGCGGCGTCGGGCGGCATTGAACTGGACGGCAACGATACCGCCGTGCTCCAGGCCGTCGACACGTCGACATGGGCGCTCATTTCTGAGAGCGACAACTAAGGAGATCGCTATACTGTAACTTTCGCCGTGTCGGGTAGTCCGACTGGCTTAACGTGGAAATGCGTTCTCGTAATTGACGAGAACTAACGAAGGAGAGAGAAATGGCTAACACACTCACATCACTAAGCTCAACCATGATTCAGGATGCGGTTCTTCCGTCCCTGAAACTCGGACTCGCCCCGATTGAGGCTTTCAGTCACATGCTGACCGATACGCCCAAGAATGTTGGCGATGCCGTCAACGTCCCGATTGCCTCGGCAAAGACCGCAGGCACGTATACCAGCACGTTCGCGTCTGGCGATTCCACCGTGACAAGCAAGGCCGTCACGATGGCCGCGCCCACGTTCAGCTCGTGGTATGTCAACCCGCAGACCGAAGCGCTGCCCACGGCAGAGCGCTTTCTGGCACAGGGCAAAGAAGCCGCCTATGCGGTAGCCAAGTCTGTTGTGCAGGACGTTCTCGGGCTGTTCCTTGCCGCCAACATTGGCGACGCGGCAGGCACCGACAAGAAGGTATCGACCGCCGCCAACTATGACGTTGACGATCAGGCCGACCTCTGGGAGTACATCAAGACCAAGGGCGTCACGGGTAACATCTCAGCGATCCACACGGTTCCGTATGCAGCCGCGCTGCTGAAGGATTCCGCGATTCAGGATAAGTCCGCATCCCAGATGCAAACCCTGTCGACCGGCGAGCTTGAGCCGCTTCTGGGCGCGCGTCAGTTCTACACCGACGCATTCCCGACCGCCATCACGGACGAGAACACGGGCGTCATCTACACGGGCAAGGAAACCGCAGCCATCGCGCTTGCAGTGCCGAACCAAGTGGAAGCCGGCCTCGAGAATGCTTCAGGCGTTCGCATCGAGCAGGTCACGGACCCGGATTCCGGTCTGTCGCTCGTGTGGCGCACGTGGGTGAACTCTGACACAGGCGTCTACTGGGGCAGTGTCTACATCATGCACGGGCAGTCCTTCATTCAGGACGCCGCTGTACGTATCGTCAGCGCGTAAATGAACCGGGGCGCGGCGGGTTCGCCTGCCGCGTTCCCCCAACTCGAAACGAGGTACACCGTGAAGTTTGCGATACTGATTGGCGAAACCCCCAAGGGTGAGCGCATCGTACTGGACGGACCCACCGAAGACGTTGACTCGCTGGTTAAACAGATCGAGGCGCTGACGAACAACGGCGGCAAGGCTGGCAGCGGCAAAGATGCTATTGAGATCGAAAACGCCGTGGTCCTGCATTCCCGTAAGGGCGTGATCAAGAGGCGCAAGGGTCTTGTGGCCGGCGCGGCAGTAGCCGAGCAAAAGGCCAAGGAAGCAAAGGCCAAAGCCAAAGCCAAAGCCAAAGCTGAATAGACGTAGCAACCCCGCGCGGGGGCGGTTAAACCCCCGCACACTTTAGACATGGCCAACACGCTAGGCATAGACTACGACGCAGACCACGCGGAGCAAGAGTATGACCGTGGCCTTGTGATCACATGGGGCGGCAATGACTACGCCGCCATCGTGTCTGTGCCTGTGAAGTCCCGCAATTACGAGGAAGACGGCAGCGGCTACTTTGAGAGCTTGCACATGATCGCAACCGTACGCATCAGTGTAATCGGAACCACGATAGCCGTGGGCGATCAAGTAACCTATGACGGCGCTGTGTTTCGCATTGAGGACATTGGCAGCGACACCGAACTTGCAGCGCATATCCTGACGTGCAAAGGACTGGCGACATAATGGCATCAGCACTGACAGCAGACGTGGGTAACGTGTTTGGCGCGCTGGATGACAACCTTGTGCAGATGGGCGTCAGCATGGACTTCATCGGGCGCGATACCATGCGAGTGCTTGTCAATAACCTGATTGACTTGACGTGGCCCAAGAGCAAGAAGATTGGCGAGAAGGCGATTGACAATGACCTCAACAAGCTCTTTGCGCCCATGGATTCACCGCAAGTGCTGGCGTTCTTCAATGCTGAGTTTGGCGATGGGTCAGCCAAAAAGAGCGGAGCGCTGAAAGGCAAGAAGCGGCAGGCAAAGGCAAAGAAGCGGCTGCACCGCGTAAAGTTCAACTGGTCTGGCGATCAGGGGCAAATGCACGAATGGCATCAGCAATTCCGCAACCGTCAAGGCAAGGTCAAGAAAAGCCCCGGCATCGCGCAGACCGTTGGCCCGTGGCGTTTTGGTTCGGAGATGTACGTCACCAAGGCGGCATTCCGCAAGTATCGCCGCAGTGTGGTTGCGCACGTCGCCAAGTTGAAGGCAGGATGGGCAAGCGCCGCCGAATACTTTGCAACCATAACGCGCGGGCGGCTGGTGCTGCCTGCGTTCGTGCGCAACCAGGCCGACAAGCGCGGTACATTTTTCGACGGGTTCCGCAAGGGCGAGGGGTTCGCCACGGCAACCAACCTCATACCCTACGCATCACGTCTGACCAGATTTATCATCGGGCGCGCTGAAATGAAGACACGGGCGTACACCAACAAAGCCACCAAACAGCAGGCCGAGAAGATTGCGAAAAGGTTCAACGCAAAGCCATGAGCGTAAAAAGCATAAAGCGGCTACTGAAGGATTCCATCGTTGCGCACTTCTCGTTGCAAGCGTCGGGGCAGATCGGCACCACGCCTGTCGTGGCATCGTTTGCCGGCGTGAAGCTTGAGGATCGGCACATACGCGTAACGACCGGGCAGATGTCACCCCAGAAGGCAGGAGAGACGAATCTAGGGCGCTGGAACGTGACAGCGGCGATCACCGCAGTCTCACAGATTGACGACACCGACAACGACGCACACGACAACCTGATAGGGCTCATAGAGGGCTACGTGCTGCAAGGCAACAAGACGCTCGCCACCGCCCTCACCACGGCAGAAATCAAGGTGGAGAACGTGACGGTAGGCGATGGCGTCGAAGTGACGATTGAAGGCATGCTCTACTCGGGGCAGGAAATACAGTGCGAATGCTATATGCTGGCAACATAATCAGGAGGAACTAATGGCAGATGAAATCACATTGACTGGCAAGCTGTCAGTGACGAACGGGAGCTACAAAGACAACATTGACGCAAGCCGCGTATCGGTGACGCAGTCCAATATCGGCGGCATTCACAGCGTGCAGAACATCGGCACGACCTACGAAGCCATTGCGCTGGGCGACGTGTCCACGGAAGGTTTTGCCATGTTCCGCAACCTGGACAGCACAAACTTTGTGCAGATCGGGCTTGATGCCGGTGCGTCACTGACTCCGGTTATGAGACTCAACTCAGGCGAGACGGCTGGCCCATTCCGAATTGACGCCGCTGCAACGCTATACGCCGAAGCAGACACCGCCGCCGTGGAACTTGAAGTAGTGATTCTTGAAGCTTAACAACAAAGGGAGATAGTTATGGCAGTACCAACACAAGCAGGAACAGACGTTGTAATCGGGTTTGGGGATCTTTCCTATTCTGCGATGATTGCAGAAGACGGGTTGACCTGGAAGCCGGGCGCGTACGACGCAACCGAAGTCATCAAGGACCAGAACGGCGCAACCCGCACGAAGATCCGCATGGACAAATACAGCGAGCTTAGTGGTAGCTTTGTGATTGATGACACGGCAGGGACCGTCACGATTGCGAACAGCGTGCCAGACGAAGGCGACGCAATATCCATCACTGACCCGTCAGACCTTGGCACGGGCGCACACAACTACGAAGTGGTTGACGCATCCGTTGCGCTGGCAGCAGGCGCCGCGAAGCTGACAATGACGCTCCGCAAAGAAGTGAGCATGACCTACAGTTGATAGGGGTGCTGACATGGGCGTTTTCGGCCAGTCTCTTTTCGCTACCCCACCCCGCATAGGGGGGGTTCAACTCCGCGCGTTTTCCGCCTTTCACGCGCTCGCCCTAATGGAGTTGGACTCCCCCTACATATGCGACGGTGGCGAGGAGCCGACAGAGGGCGATACAGCCACGGCGCTGCTCATATGCTCCATGACCAAGGCCGACGGGCTGCAAGGCGTATGGCGGCGCGTGTCGTCTCTCAGGAGCCGCTTGCGTTGGTCGCTGTACTGGCTGACCCATGACCACGCAAAAGCAGGCAACGCGCTTGCAGAGCATATCACCGCAAGCGTGCGCTACCCGGCAATGTGGCACGACGCCAATGATGGCGATGGTAAATCAACGGGCGCGCCTTGGCCGTATTACATGGTGAGCGTGATTGCGCAAAACCTGCACGGCATCGACTACGAGGCGCTATGGGATATGCCGCTGACCGAGCTCAACTGTCACAAGGCCATCATCACCGAGTGCAACGGCGACATGCAGATAGCCGAGAATGAGTTGAAGATCATGGAAAACCGACGATTGCAAAGGGCTTCATAATATGGCCACGATGAAAGTCAAAGCGACTCTGGAC